ACTAACGCCAACCAGCGTATAAACGAGATCATTGCTGGCGACCGTGGCATTTTATTTAACGCTGGCGGCCTGCAGTATTATCATCCACCGTCAACTTTTGCACCGTACGTTACGACAGCGCTGACTATTGGGCCTACAACTTCGGCGACACAAATCGCCTACCAAAACCTAACCCGTGTCGAGGCGGCGTCTAACAGCCTTTTTAATAATCAAGCAACCGTTACAGGTTCAGCGTCAACAGTTACAAAAACAAATACCGATAACGCTTTCTTTTACGGCGTACGAACCTTTACGGCGACAACAGCTCAAAGCAATCTTGTATCTGAGACGGCTGAATGGTACGCCAACACTTTTACCGAACCTGAAACCGCCATGCTCAATATGAGCATTGTTGACTACGGACAGAACGACACTGCTTTAATAGAGCTGGCGACGTTTATGGCATTTGGCAAATTTGTACAAGTGACCTATAAGCCGCCCGGGCAGGCAGAAGTTGTCGGCTATTTTTACCCTGAACAGGTCATAGTCAACGCCACGACCAGTGGTACAACCATTGACTATTACATGACGCCAATAACGTATTACGCAAATTTCATTTTAGACGACCCTGTTTTTGGCGTCTTGGGCGGTAGTCCTGTATATGACGGCGAAATAGACTACGATCAGGTTGGATTTACATATGATGACAGCACAGCACAACAAGGCAACCGCTTAGGAGTTTGACATGGCTATTAACTACCCCACAAGTTTAGACGTTTTCACTAATCCGACTTCCACGGACCTTTTGACTTCGCCGCCACATGCGACACAGCACGCCAACATCAACGACGCTGTAGAAGCGCTCGAAGCAAAAGTGGCGATTGGCAACACTGTGCTAGGCACATACACCAGCTACACGCCTACCTATCCGTCAGGGCTGACCGTAGGCAACGCCACAGTCACCAGTTACTACTGCAGGGTCAATAACTTTGTGCACTATTGGGGTCGAGTCCTTTGGGGTAGCACTACCTCTATCAACACTTCGGGCCTACAGGTCAGCCTCCCCATAAATGCTGATAGCAACTTCATCACAGGCCCAGCAAACTCAATGGGAACTGCTGGAATCAGGAATAACACAGCGTCAAACACCTTCTTTGGTATTTGTCAAGCAGTGAACGGCACCGCCACCGCTATGAGCATTGTCGCACAGTTGGCGTCAGGTACTTATGTGACTATTTCCAACATCACAACGACAGTCCCATTTACACTAACCACCAACGATTCCTTTTTTTGGAATGTCTACTACGAAGCTGCTTAAACCATGACGGTTAACACCACGTTCAGTGCCGGGCAAGTGTACACAGCGCAAATGGCCAACGCTTTTGGTCGTGGTCTTATGGCTACGCCAGCGACATCAAGCACCACAGACTCAACGATTACAGCTGAAGAGGTAATGCTGACTTACACGTTTACTGCTGTCAATAACCGTAACTACAGCATTGTGTATTTTGAGCCGTCAATCCTTGGGACTAGCGCAGGAATTTTGACCAGCCGTATCAGAATTGACACCGTAGTAGGCACTGTCTTAAACCAAAGTTTTGCCACTATCCCAACGGTAAATACATCAAACATTATGACTCAGCTGATCTACACCGCAACGGCGTCAGCATCATTTACTATCGTTGCAACCTTGCAAGCGTCAGCGGGCACAGTGACGACTACTCGAAGCGCTACACGATTCCCGCAGCTGTACGCCCTAGATGTTGGAAGCGGCTACTGATGATTGTGCCATTAAACCCAAACTTAGACGAACAAACTTTAGAGCAGGCTCTAAATCAGGTGCTCATAGAAATGTTGTATGCATCCGACTGGACACAAATACCAAATAACCCGCTAACGGTAGAGAAGTCTGCGGAGTGGGCTGTGTGGCGTCAACAGTTACGGGACTTCCCTGAGACGTGGATACCTTCTAACGAAGCTGACATACCAGACCCACCGCTATGAACATTACTAATCCACCTAAAGCGCTGATCGTCCTGTTTGGTTTGGCGTCTATCACAGTTCTTTTAGCGCTCGGCAAAATTGACCAGTCGGCCGGGACAGGTCTAATCGGCAGCATCGTTGGCTATGGCATAGGCAACGGCATCCGTGGCACCGCCGAGACGCCGCCCATTGTCACAAGGAAACCTAAGTGACGATACGGCCCTATACCGGGCTAAAAGATTCTGTACACGCACGCCCTCGAGCAGGCACTAAAGCGTTTGTAGATTATTGTGAATTTTTGTTTGGCGTCAAGTGTCTAGGCATATTTGGTGACCGAAACATCAACGCTTCAGACATGCCAAACCCGCCTAAATCTGTGCACAGCACATGGCGTGCTTTTGACCTTGGTGCTAAAAGTAACGCCCGGTACAAGCTCATAGAGTTTCTCTACATCAACCGTGACATTCTTGGCGTAGAAGCAATACATGATTACAGCAACACCTTCAAGCCGTCCCGTTTCGGCTGGGGTGCCGCCTACAAATGTGATCGTGACGCTTGGAAGATCTACGAAAAGAACACGATCGGCAGCAAAAACGGCCAGTGGGTACACGTCGAAATTTCGCCTCTGTTGGCTGATCATCCCGACATTGTGGCCCACGCTTTTGAGACGATCTTTAAGGGTACTTGACATAGCGCCTACCCTTCGGTAAACATAACCCGACCTTAACCCCGACTAAAGGACACAAATGAATCCGTACAAAACCCTTCTAGCTGTTGCTTTGACCTTTACAGGGTTAGCCGTGGCGTATGGCGGCGGTAACCCTCCTGCCGACATCGCCCCGCTAACCAGTCCCGTCTACGACACTGTAGACATTCTCAGTCCTGAGCAACAGATCGCCCGCATACAGGCTTTAAACGCCTCTACAGCGCCTCCAATGCCCGAAACGACTGTTCCTGTCGTAGACGCTTTTGCCTCCTACAAATGTGGCGTTTGGTTACCGTTAGCAATTAGCCAAGGCTGGCCCGACAACCCTGTAGTGCTTAAAACTTTAGACCGTGTTATGTGGCGTGAATCTCGCTGTACACCTGACGCCGACTCAGGACCCGATCACGGTCTTATGCAGATCAACCAAATACACAGCGATTACATTGACCAGCTCGGCTGGACTCATGAAGGCATGAAAGACGCTACGGCTAACTTACGTTTTGCTTATCTGCTTTGGTCGGGCCGTGAAGAAGATGGGCAGTGTGGCTGGACGCCATGGGCGATCAAGTGCTAGGGGACCGACCCGACTGGCAAAACAAGGCTGCATGCCACGACACACCGACAGTTCTTTTCTTCCCTACTAACCCTCGAGACAGCAAAAAGAACCTTGAGATCATTACGCCTATCTGCGACATGTGCCCTGTATACAGTGACTGCTTTATGTATGCAATGTCGTTCGGCGAAAAGCAGCTGACCGGTATTTGGGCTGGCACGACCGAGCGCCGAAGGCAAGAACTGAAAAGACAGTGGCAGTACGCTACATCCTTCTGATATGTTCCGATTAACCCGACAACCCGAAAGGACCCGACAAATGAATGACCAGTTAAACGAAATGACCAAAGCGATTACTAGAGCCGATATCGCTATGAAAGCCGCCGCTTGGCAACTAGAGGCCCAACGTGCAGACATTGACATGTTACGCAAATGCCTTTTTGAGCTGGCGTACACAGCTGAGGAAAACGGCATAAACCTTGTAAACCTGACTAAGACATCGCAGGACACTATTGTTGCTATGAGACTTGGCGGCTTTAAATGAACTTGGGCGATTATGTTGACGTGCCTACACGCTTCAGGCTGGCGCTTGACAAGTGGCCTGACCTGCGAGTTGTAGAAGAACCAGCCAAGATCGTTGAGATAGGCGACAGAACTTTTATTAGCGTCACTATGACTGTTTATCGTGACCCGTCAGACCCGTTGCCTGCTGTCGCTACATGTTGGGAACCGTTCCCCGGCACGACACCGTATGTACGAAACAGCGAAATGATGAACGCAAGCACGTCTTGTTTGGGGCGTGTTTTAGGGCTGATGTTACCGTTCGGCAAAATGGCGTCTTTTGAGGAAGTGCAAAACCGTCAAGAAGATACGTTTACGCCTGCTCGAGCGCCTAAACCTGCACAGACGACAGACGATAAGCCGTGGCCCGTCAGTAAGACACAGCTGCAGAACTTGGCGGCTATCGGCTACACGGGTGCTGTGCCTGCGACATGGAATGAAGCTAAAGCGATTATTGAACGTATGGGCAAAAAGTAATGCCGCTAGTCACTTTGACAAATGACCAGATGTTGCTTGCTGAACAGATAGCAAATAAGCGTGTATTAGCAGGCAAAAACAAAACTTCTAGAGTGTTTGCAGGTCAACCTTTAACAAATGAACTGCGACACAAAATAGATTATTTAGGCGCTGTCAGCGAACTAGCTGTATCACTGTTCCTCGGTTTACCTTGGGAAAGCCAAGACGGTATTGGCGACAGTGATGTAGGCGGCTTTGAAGTTAGGAGTACACAAAGGGAGGATAACAAAAACTACTTTCTTTATGTGCGTGAATATGACAAAGACGCCATTTACATCTACTGCATTGTTGACGCCCCTGATGTCGTTATTGCTGGTTGGGCTAGCGCTTGGCAAGTGCGCAACCTCGGCTCTTTAATGTTTACCGATACCAACGCTTACGGCCTACCTAGAGCAAAACTTAACGCCATGTCAGATCTTGCCGAAATTGTAGAGTTTGGCAGATCGTGAAGGAGTCTTACTTTCAGTCTCAGGTCATCATGCTTGCTAAGTTGCATGGCTGGCTGGTGATGCACACTCGAGCGGTAGAGATACGCCCGGGCGTCTGGAAAACACCGTTGCAAGGACACGCAGGCTTCCCCGACTTAGTTTTGTGCCATGAAAATCGTGGCGTCATCTTTGCGG